ACCAGTTCCATACCGCGCTTTGTTGCTGGCGGATGCTGACCTCCGATGTCTGAGCGAAGCAGAAGATCTCTGACTTTGGGTTTTCGATGGCGGCTTTGACTACGCAGTAAGAACCCCACGCAGTTTTGCCGCTGCGATTTCCCCCAAGTGCTAGAACCTCAGAGACTTGCGATAATTGCTCTTCAGCCTTCTCCCAATGCGGAAGCCTAAATCCATAGCGAAATGGGTCTTTCTCAGCATTCTCGATGGCCTCATGGTACACCCGATGAAGCTCAATGAGATCATCTGGCTCCATCAAGGCTACCTCGTCATCGCTAGGAGGCTGGAGAATTGGATGTTTGCGCCACTGCATTAGTTCGTTTTATACGCACCAGTCTCCATTAGGATGTCTTTGATGTGATACACGCTATCACACTCCTCGCAACAAAACGCATCCTCTTCGGCTGGGAACGACCCTCTATTCCCGTCAACAAAGTGAAGCTCTCGACGCTTCTTGCAATGTTTGCACACGCCAATGAATGGCTTAACGAACTTCTCCAGCACCACATTCCAAATCTTAGCGTTGAACTTCTCCGCCAGATATGAGGCGTAGCAAAGCGTATGGCACTTATGCTTAATGCCGTCATGCTCAACCATGTAGTGGCGAACTAGATCCCCACCATCTTTGAGGTGGTCAGCGTATCTTGATTCTGGTTCTGGTATCATTCTACGATTTCGGCTTCAACTGCTTGCGTTTTGACTTTATTGGCAATCCTGGACTTGGCTTCTGCGATCATCTTGGCAGCATCGTCAATAGACGGCCCCTTGCGATGCTCGACAATGGTACTCGCCATACCCGAGAGCTGTCCAGCTTTATCGGTCATAATGCCAATAGTCAACGCCAATCGATCTGGAGAGATCGCCTTGAGCTGGTCTGGATCACGGCTCAGTTGCTCTGCCTTCTCGAACAGCAGGTCTGTGTACTCAGCGGCAGCAATGGCGTAGCGTTTGGAGAATTCCTTGCGCTTTGACTCCAGCGTGTCGTTATGCCTCCACTCCAGCGCACGAACAGTCTCATGTGTTACCTTGCACTTCTTTGCGATAACATTGATGCGACCACCCTGCGCCAGCATCCAGAGAATCTGTGCCGCCACATTCGGGTTGTAGTTCTCAATAGTGTTCCGAGGGAATTGCTTAGCCCTTTCCTTGACTTCAAGGAAAAACTCTTTCATTGCCTCTTTACTATCAATTGCTGATAGGTCTTCGTCGCTCATTTGGTCTTCTTGCCGTTTTTAACCTTAACGGCCCCAGAGTGCAACTCTTTTTTGAGCTTATTCTGTTGCGTCGAGGAAAGCGGAGAGTTCTTACTAAGCAGGTAGCCTGCTTGCTTTTTACTTTTTGATTTCATTTGCTTCAGTTATTTTTATTTTCTTGGGGTCTTTGACGAGATAGGTTGGGCTTCCCATTTCCATTTGAGAAAGCGTATCATATCCAAGATTAAATAACTCTTGGACTAAATCATTTCTGCTTGTGAAATTAGCTGTATTCAGATCGTATTTTTCAGAAAAAGATGAGGATATCGCTTCTCCATCTTTGCCCCATCCATCGTACAACCCACTAAGACGCTTTCTTTCCTCTAGTGTTGTTTTTTTAAAATTACTCCAATTTCTATTTTCTTTTCTCCACTTATTCCTTAAGATTTCCTTTTCTTTGCTCACCTTCGGGAAAAGTGTTCCCTTTTCCCAAACTGATGGAGGTTCTCCAAACATTTCGTCAGGGATTGTTTCAATAATTAAATTCTTCAACTTGTTGTTATTAGGTGCTCTTTTATCAACAAGATCAACCCAGTCCTTGAACTGCCATAATTTAAGCACCTTTCCTTGAGCTGCGCTAACTGAATAAACCCTCCCTTTGTGTCCACTTTTATAGTCTCCTGCAATAGCGTAATCTTCAGCGAGTTTTTTTGATTTAGCTATCCATGTAGGTTTATCAAATTTTGTTATATTTTTCTCCTGAGACCCGTGAAAACCTTCAAGTTTGTATTGTGGGACAAGCTCTCCATTACGATTAAACCTTGGCGACTGGGGCATCAAATTGTCACGAAGGCTGTAGTAGGATGTAGGGCCAAATGGGATAACAACATCGCCTGAAGTCTTGATTGCGCTTTGAAGTCGGTCAAATGCAAATGTGCGGTAAATTCCAGTCACAAGGTCTGGTGAAACCTTTTGCATCATTGGGTTAATACCAAGCTGGCGAGTTGTTTGTTGACCTTGAACGGAGTTAATAAAGTTCTTCCGTCTCTGCCAGTTTTTAGGGTCTACGCTTTGATAGTAAGCATCAGTCGATTGGCCTCTGTTTTGAATCTCAACGGACTTCTCAATATCCTCATAGATTTTTTTACGAGTAAGGTTTAGTTCCTTAGCGATCTTGTTTTTAACTGCTCGGTCAACATTTTTCTCAAGTTGGCGCAAGTCCATTGCTTCAAGATACAAGCGACCTTTTTTCAACACCCATTTCGTAGGAACCACATAGTTCTCCGTAAGACCGCCAAATTGTTCTGAACGCCCTTGTTCAATTGGTTTGTTAACAAGAAGAGTGCCATGCTTTGTCGGGACTTCAATTTCAGATTGAAGGAGCAAAGCCTTACCAAACTCGCCATCATCAATAACACCAGCTTCCTCTAGTGCCTTCAAGTGATCATCAGTAAGGGTTCCTTCTCCGTTGCCGTTTTTGTCGGGGATAAGAACACCGTTTGGCAGCTTCTCGCCACGCTCTACGATTTGCTTATTAACTTGATCTAAAACGCTTGTTGCTTGATAGTGCTTAGGGTTATCGGATTTAACATCGACAACCTTCTGGACTCTCGCTGCTTTTGGCTTGCCAGCGGTTTCTCGGTACATTTGGCGCACCATCGCCTTTACTTCTGGCAGCTCCCTAAACCCGTCAGCAAGCAATCCTGTACCCATCACCATGCGTCCACCAGCATCAGTCGCTCCACCCATCTTAAAATGCAGGTTTTTAACAATAGGCGTAGCATTAAACAATGTTCTGAAACTACCCTCAACGGCACGACGAAGTGGAGTTTTACGGGATTCTTTGTAAAGGTTGCCTTTAAGAGTATCCTCCAGTAGCGTCCGTACACCTTGATCGGTATAATACTCAACAGCAAGCTCATCTAAAGCCGCTGGAGTCATATCATTCTGCTCACGAAGGTTATTGTATTCGTTCGCCCACGCCTTGAACTCTGGATCTAACGTTCCGTCTGGATTGCGGACAAGCCCTGGCTGTGTGTCATCTCCCAACATCCGAGCTACGATTGCGCTATCCTTTTGCCACACATGCTGAATCATATGTCCAGCTTCGTGCATGGCTACTTCTTTCAAGAATCCAACCTTGTCGTTAATGTTTACAACGGCTTTGTTGCTAACTGGGTCAAACTTATTATTGCCAGTAGTGTTGATTTCCCACTTGAACGACCCAGGGTATGCCGCATCAATGTTTGAAAGCGCATACCTAAAGTCACGATCCCTCACCCCATCAAATGCGGCAACTTGGTCAGCATCTAGCTTATTTCGATAGTTGGTCATTTGGTCAATGTTGACCTGCTCCATGTCCTTCTTGCCACCAATAACTCGGCCCAAAGAACCAAATACCAGCGCGTCACGGGCAGCATATTTAAGCGTGTTCTCGTCAATTCCTTGTGAGTTAATTGCATTATATGACAGCGTTGCAGGTGCAGCTTGAGCAGTACCCTTAGCCATGCTCGCGAAACCGCGCACAAGCGGCGTGGAGTAATCACCAAGTGTGGCTACAGCGCGACCAATACCACCAACACTTTCGTTTGCGGCTAGACGACGAAAGAATGGTGTTGAGCTACTTCTTTCCAAAAGCTCTTCGCTAACCGCATTGCCGAATTTGGACATTCTGCGTAGTGTTGGCACTGCGGCTATAAGCCCAACCCTAGCACCCATGTACACTCCAATAGCTTGGTGGAACGGAATAGCAAGTCCAGTAGCAATTAGGGACGGTATCCTGTACCTAAGAACGCTTCTTTCGACTTTCTTTAGAAACCCATTAACAGCAGCAACCCCATTCCCAAGTTTTTCTGCACCATTTGACAAACCTTTGGTTGCACCAGATGCTACGGCTCGAACAGCGTCACCCGCAGTTTTAGCTGTATCTAAACCAATCTCAAGTTGATTTGCAGTCTTACTTACATTCTGGATGCCATCGTCAATAATGCCAAGTCTGGTTTGAACTGCTTGCGATTGAGTCGTTAGGTCATCCAGCCTCCTAGTTAGTTCTGTTGCTTTTTCCGTAGCACCAATGCGTAGTGCATCGTCAAGCTGACCAGATACAGCCGAAGCCTCATCAGATAGTCTTGCAACATCAGCTAAAACGCTAGATCTGGCAGCATTTAGTTCACGACCATAATTGACGATCTCAATCCCCCTTTTCGCTTGGTTTGCTTTACGGACGGTTCTAATAATATTAACGCCAGCTCCAAGTCCAGCCGTAGCCAAACCTACAGCAATGCCCGGAACATCTGCTGGAAGACTTGCGGCAGCGCGAACACTGTTAATGTCCTCCTCATATTTTTTAAGACCCTGTTCCTCTCCAAGTTCAGCGACATATTGAGATTTAGCTGACTCTTGTGCTTGAAGAACCTGTTCCCCAGCCCCAATCAGACTTGCGGTTTCAACCGCATCCATGTCTTTTTGGGATCTTTCAATAAGAGCTAGTTTGTAATCCTTTATTTTATTGAGTTCGTCGGCCTTCTCTTGCGGGATATTCCCCATAGACACAGCCGCATCAAGTCTTTGTCTGTCAAAAGACCTGGTTAATTTTGCTCCACTTGTTACTAAAGTCTCAAGAAAAGAGTCAATTGCCTCAGATCTTTTCGCCATGTCCTTCTCATACGCTTGTTTTATTGTCTCTGATTCAGACAAACTAGCAATGGGTGGAGTAACGATTTGACCAATTCCTTTGCCGATAGCTACAGCTCCTTCACCGAATTCCTTAAATGCCTCCGTCCATGTGCGCTCTGGTTCTGCGTCAATTCCGCTTTTTTTGCGGATTGCGTACAACTCAGCTTTTTTAGGATCAATGGCATCATCGCTCATTCCACCATCCAGATAAGCGGTAGGATCGGTAAGCTCGTCTAGACTTGTGGTAAAAGCCTCACCCTTGGTGGTCAATGCCCCATCCTTGACTAGACCTCTATCCTCCAAAAGAATGTAGTCCTCGCCAAGCTGTGTTGCATTCCCATCTTGATCCAGAAGTCCACGGGCCTTCATACCCTCTTCAGTTGTGAACTCTGGAATTTGGTATTCTTGCGGAGTGTGAAGCTCTGCAAACGCAGGGCTAGTAAAACGAATGTCGTTAGGGTCTGGCTGAGTTCCAACATCACTAACCGACTCGTAAGACTGCCTTTGAGCCTCTAGGTTAGCCTTTTCTTGGTCAAGATACTCAAAAATAGCATCCCTTTCGAGCTTGCTGATTTCTGGATCTGCCTTCTCTTCTTCTGGAGTTGCCATTTAATTATTTATTGAAGTCGTCCTCTAAGTTTTTGCGTAGCCGTCTGCGGCTTATTTTGTTGAGTTTCTTGTTGATCATCTTCAACAGTTCCAGAGATATTATATTTCTTATTTAAGTTTTTCTCAGCCCTACCAAGAACTTGATACTTCTCTTCAAGATAGTCCTTCCAGATTTGAGCATTATCCGTTTCAACTGGAACAGTCATTTTGGATATGAACTTTCTATCTTGCTCAGTTACTGGTGCAAGAGCGCGAACGCTTTTTAGAACATCGCTTGTAGTAACCATGAGGGCGTCTTTAATTAGCGATTGGTTCTTTTGCGCCCATTCAGCGCCCATTTCTGATGCCACGGCACGGCCAAATCTAGCTACTGGTTCCGTTGGGCCTACAACATCACTTAGGTCAGACGCCAAAAGATTTTTAATTTTCTCTCTTTCGGTTTGAATAGAGTAATAAGTATTTTCTGCTTCGGCTTTTTTAAGATCCTTCTCTTCTATTTTTGACTCAAGCTCCATTCGGCTAACCTGTTCAGATGTGGTAACAGGTTGGCCAAACAACGCTTCCTCAATCTTAGTTGCTTGATCAATCTGACCAGCTCCAATAAGATTTCTAGCAGCAGTTATGAGATTTGGATCTGTTTGTCTTCCGCTTTTTTGGGACTCATTGACCTTTGACTCAAACAATGCTGATGCGCCCTGAATACGAGCGGCATTTGATTGTTCTTCTTTTAGCCGTTCCTTGTTTTTCTGAATGTCTCCTACAAGACTGTTAGCCCTTGAGTTTAGCTTAGTAAAAATAGAAGCAGCATTCTTTCTTTCCTTCGATCCAATCGGTGAATTTTTAGCGGCATTAATGGCTTGCATGGCCGCAGCTTCAATCGCGTCTGCATCAACATTCATTTGCGCCTCGCGGGCTTGTTGAAGTATGCGATCCATTTTAACCGCATCAGCGTAGGCCGCTGACCCTTGTGGTAACATTTCAGAAATTGGCATTGTTTTGTTATTTAGAAGCCAAAGTAATCATTTCCACCGCTGCTTTGAACCGGTGCACCACCACCTCCAGAAGAACCGCCTCCAGATGATCCGCCACCACCAGATTTCATTGCGAACTTTTGCTGGCGCAAGTCCATCATTGCGTTTTGATTGATAAGTTGCTGAACCTCAAACCCAGTCTTCATTGTTCCAAACAGCGATTCTGCGGCAGCAATTCGCTTAGACAATGGTATTTCTTGGTCATCAAGAGTTGCTTTAAGTTGTCCAATACCTGGCACAAGGTCTGGGGCTTTAGCTTCAAGCAATCCAGCAATACGGCTTGCTGTATCAACAGACTTAGCCTTTTCCTTTTGTTGCTTGTAGTAATCTCCAACTTGAGTTATTCCTTGTGCAATCCCTTGCCCAAGGTTCTGAATCCCCTGTGCTTGGATCTCCGCAGCCCTTGTGAAGCCAGAGTAATCCTGCACAAACATCCGTGGGTCTACACCCGCTCCTAGCATCTGTCCTTGTCCGTATGGCATATTATTAGTCTTTCATGAAAGATGGAATACTTTGGTCAAACCATAGTACTCGTTGTGAAATGTTTTCAATTGTGCAGTCCAGCTTTGGGCAATGCACGAATTTAGGGGCCGACTCCCTACGGTCAATACAAGCAGTACAGGCATGAACATAGTCACAATTGTGTGTTCGGTCAACCTTCTCTGACCACTTGCCATTTACCTTTTCGTATCGGCTGGTTTGGATAGGCACATTGTTTTCCTCGCAGTATTGGAACACATCATCGTGCGTCCAATTTTTCATTGGGTAGAAGGCATTGCATTGTCCGGGGTTGATACGCACATCTACGCGCACTCCAGCATCCCCCCCGTAGATTGGGTCAGAGTCGCAGAGTTTGTGGCCAACCAGCATCCCATCCCATCCTGCGATAATGCCGGGGTTCTTTGGGCGGTTATAAATATCCATAGCGCACACCCACGGTTTGCCTTCCTCAATTGGCGTAATGCCAGTGGGGCAAGTCATGTCAGTGTTGTCAAAGATATACTTGTTCTGCACCTCAAACTCGTCGTCAGTTTGCTGGAATGAAGAGAATGTTGGATGCCATGTGTACACCTCAAGACCCCATTCCTCAATTATGCGATTCTGAAATGCATATTTGCTTGGTTGCCATTGTTCTCGATAAAATACAATTGGGACTTTTACGCCCACTTTCTTGAATACAAGGTCAAGCAACGCCATGCTATCCTTTCCACCGCTCCAAGCAAGGCACGGTTTTTTAGAGACACTTAGGCATGTCTCGATATTCTTAATGGCTGATTGTACTTTGTTAAACATTAGATTGCAATAATAGCAGCACCAGCAACAGCTCCACCTGCCCCCATCATAGCAGCATTCCGAGTAGCACTTGCCTGTGCGTTGGCTGAACCAGCTCCCACAATGTTCTGCCTGTTAGCCGAGCCAAGGTTAAGCGCAGATCCAACATCAAAGAGCTGAGGTTTACCAGCACCGATAGCGTCAAGTCCAAGCCCCATCATCTGGTTACCAACTTGGTAGGAAAGAGGCTGGCTACCAAGGAGCTGAAGGACCGGTTGCGTGTAGAACCCACCAGCGGCTTGGTATGCCCTCATCGCCTCGTCTCCAGCTAAGCCTCGAAGACCCATCCGCATTTTCTCAATGTCCTGCAATTGCCCAAGTCCAGCCTGTTGCATTTCTGCTGTGGCTTGTGCGCCAGCAAGGCGTTGGCTAAACAAACCTTGCTGCTCTTGAAGGCGAAGATTTGCGAGATTCTGACGCTGCTCAAACGCTTGCTGCCCAGCCTGTGATGCCTGCGCCCTTCGTCCAGCAAGTGCAGCCTCACGATTTTGGATCTCTGCTGCAATTGCGGCATTACCACCAAGTCGTCCAGCCGATTGTGTAGCCTCCCGTGCCGTTTGTTGCGCCGAACGCTGTTCCTGTGCAGAGAGCGTGCCACGACGAGCATAGGCTTCTTGAGCCATCTGGTTAGCCATCGCGGCGTCTTGTTCTGCTGCTTGAATGGTAGGCGTAAATTCTTGCGGTCGGATTCCGTACATTCCAAGTGCCTCGCCCATGCGTCCAGCATAAGCCCCTTCAGCACCTGCCGCTTGACTCGCTAGGTCTTGCATGCTTGCGACTTGCGCTGCTTGCTCTGGAGAAAGACCTTCCATAAGTCCACGGGTAAGTCCCGCTTGACTAGTCATTTGACCAAGCTCAGACCCACGCGCAGCACCAAGTTGTTCTGCTGCCCCTTGAGTAAATTGAGGAGAAAGACCAAGCATTCCAAGTCCAAACTGAGAAACATCAGCAAGATTTTGCCCTTGGAACTCTGGGCGGTATTGTTGCTCAAACGACAAGATTCCGGGCATTGATTGTTGAAACGCAGTCAACAATCCACCAATGTCCTTGGAATAATCTACTTTTGGAGCTTTTACTGATTTAGGCTTGCTTCCCATTGGATTAACTTTCTTTTAACTTTGAATAAAACTTGTACATGTCGTGGACTCTTGTGCGATCACTTCCTTTAAAGCTGCGCTGGAATGCAATGAAGTCGTAGTGTTGAATATATTTGCGTAACGCCCCACGCATGGCTCCTGTAGTAAATGTGACGAACAAGGTGTCCCCATCGTCAACATGGACTGCTTGAGTTGGGCTTTCACGGAGCACGCTAAAGCCCATAGCAAAACAATCCATATCGCAAACAACAATGCCATGACATAAGTGCCATGTGAGAAGTTGTTGGAAGTCGATGCCTTCTTGTTCATAAATTGCTATTGCTTTAGCTAGGTGCTGGTTCACTTGGATTCAAGTTCTTCAACCTTCTTTTTAAGTTCTTGGATTGCGGCAACCATGATTGGAATTAACTTTGACTGATCGATTTGCTGATAGATTGGATTGCCGTTTTCATCAATAGCGTCTTTCTCTCCAGTAACAGCATTTGGAAAAACTTCTTGCACCTCATGAGCGATAAATCCATCTGTTCGCGCATCAGAGTCAATCCACTTGAAGTTTGTTGGTTTTAATAGATTAACTCTTGAAAGTCCGTTTGCGATGGGAGTGAAATCTTCTTTGAGCCGGTAATCTGATGTCGTGTTGTAATTTGTGCTGTTACCTGTGTCTAGAACAATGCTACCTACAGCAACTCCATTTTCTTTTGTGAAATGCAAGGCGGACGCGTTTTCATTTGCAGCCCTTTGACACTGAATTCCATATCCCTTGTCAGTGCCAAATCCACCAACATAAATTTTAGTAGTATTTGCGGTGTGGTCTTGAGTAAATGTACCATTTACTGGGCCAAGTGCCGCGCGTGTTGCATAATCGGCACTTGCTGCATTGCCAGTCACATTTCCAGTCACATTTCCAGTCACATTTCCAGTCACATTTCCAGTCAATGGCCCAGAGAACGCGGTTGCGGTTACGGTTCCGTTTACTTGTAGTTTTGAGCTAGGCGTGGTTGTTCCAATGCCAACATTACCACCTGCGGTAATGTTAAAAGAATCGCCAGAACCGCCCATTGAAACTGTTCCATCAGCTCCAGCTCGGAAACGATAAACATTGCTTTTGTCTCTAACTGCTAACGCATATGCAGAATCGTTTGATTCAACAATAAGACCGTAAGCGTTTGTAGTTCCACTATTGGAAACGGTAGCCGAAAAATTATTGTTTTCTGTTGCTGTTACTTTAAATTCTCCATTTACATGAAGTGGAGTTATCGGGTTACTTGTCCCAATGCCCACATTACCACTTGTTGTTAGTACCGCTGCAACAGATGATCCTGAAATAAATCTTAAATTTGGTGAAGATGTACTTCCATAACAATCAATTGTAAATCCAGTTGTATTGTCTATTGCTTTTGCAAAAGCTAAATCACCACCTTCATCTGTAGTATTTGTTCTTTTTAGGAACGTCCCACCAAGTGAAGATGATCCAACATCAATAGTTCCTGTTGTGACAATGTTTTGAGAACCGAAGTTAGGTGAAATCTTTGTTCCAGCAATAGCCGCAGAGGCGCTAACATTGGTGTCTGAAACAGAACCTGCCGCAAGCCTGCTGGAGTTGATGGCGCCTTGGGAAATGCTTAACTTTCCAGATGCAATGTCCAGTCCACCGCTCCCACCAGATCCGCCAAGAACAGCGTCACCAGTCATCACGGTTTCGTCGATGATATTATTCATCTTCGTGCTAGTGATTGTGTCAGTAGCCGTAAAAGTGTAAGTTGTATTAACCGCGCCCATAACTTATTTTTGTGAGATAATTTGTCTATTTGTTACTGATCCAGCAACTTTGATTGAGTTTATCTTGGCTGAACCCTGTGTCCTTGTCAAGATCATGGTTCCTGTATATCCTCTAATGCCACCAAGCCTACACCTAATGCTTGCTGTTTCAGCCTCCAATGGGTTGGTTGATTGTAAGATTTGTCCATCAAGGAATTGAGTGGTAGTTCCAATAGTCGATGAGTCGTCTGGGTCTTCAGCGGCGAACTCAATTAGGTATTCAGAATTTTGGCTGGGCAACCCCTGCATTGTAATCTGTGAATCCGTGTACCTTTTCCGCTCCAATGTCCCAAGGTCGTAACCACGGGTGATTAGTTTGGACAGAATTGGTGCTGATGTCTTAACATCATTAGTATTGGACACGCTGATAGTGTCGTTAGAATCATCAAATACCTCCAATTGGTGCAACCCACCGTTAGCGGTCACAGCATACAAGTTATTTCTTACCCCAGCCGAACCAACAATAAGGTCTTCGATCAAAAAACTATCGTCACCAAAAGTATCGAGCGACTCCCAGCCTCCATTTAGGAAGTTGTACACCAAAATTGAGTTATTCCCGCGAGCATCGTTAATTCCTGGTGCGGAGTCCAACGGGACAGCAAGGTAGTACCTGTTATCAAACAAGATTCCAACTGACTTGTTGGACAAATCCTTGTTCAGCCTATCAATGTATGGCTGGATGTTCTTGGAAATTGGTTCCTCGGCCCCGCGAAGGTTGTAATCGTTAAGGAACTCCACACCATACACCCCATCATCCGACAGGAACATCATGGTGTTAGCCCTCATCACTACGGACTTGCGAGCTAAGCAGCCAACCTCTGAGGTTAGTTCTGTAACCCTAGTATCCAGAAGCGTCCCCTGCGTCCCCTTAATCTGGTGGATGCTGTTTCTGTTGAGGACAATCAACGCATCGTCGTAGAACCCATGCATCCCAACCACATAGTCAGCAGTACCACCAGAAATACGAAACTGGTTTTCGATCTGGTCGAAGGTGGTGGTATCAAGAATGTCGGATACGGCAATCTCGTCTGTGATCTTGCGGTCGGTGTAGGTGACTGCGTTGTAAGCCCCAGACTGGTCGTA